TCGCAGGCCGCGATGAAGAGCGTCATGTCCTTCTGGAGGTTCTCGTCTGCGCCGGGCAGCACGCGCGACACCGTGTCGACAAACACAGCCACAGGCGGTGCGCCCGCAATCTGCGCGACATGCGCCACCGTCTTGATGAGGCGCTGCACGTCGGTCGCGGCCATGAAGTTGATGGTCTGGCGGATCAGGTAAAAGGGCACGTCATCGGCATTGATGCCAGTCTCGCGCTCCCACGCGGCGATGCGATACTTCATGTCGCCGACGCCTTCGCTGGAGATATAGATCACCGGGCCGTGCTTCTTGATGTCGCGCTCAAACCACTGTGCGCGGCCAGAGGCGATTGAGAGCGCCATGCTAATCGTGATGAATGACTTGCCGCAGCCGGGCGCGCCAAACACGAAGCCGAGCGCGGTCTCGATCATGAGCTTGTCGATCAGATAGTTTGGATTGGGCAACGACTTAATCCCCTTAACGTCGAGCACTTCCATGACGTCGGCTGGCGTCTCGACAGGCTTGGGCGTCAGCTCGCCCGTCTCCGGGTTGAAATCATAGCCCTGCACTTCAGGCGGCTGCTCGACCTCAAAAGGGCGGGAAGGCTTCTCGACCTTGGCGGCGCGTGAGACTTTGCCGTCCCACTGCTCCATCGCACTCGCCCACTTCTGCTTAAACATCGAAAGGCCGCGATCCTCGCGCTCCAGCAGCTCGGCATTCGTGTACTGGCGGTCGGGGTCGAGGATGCGGCTCTTCACCTTGCGCTCATAGGTGGCGAAGGCGGCCATCATGGCCTCGTCGCTCTCCTGCCTGCCGGGCGGGATCGGGGCGTCGCGGTAAAGGTCGAGGACGGCGGCCCAGACGAGGCGCGTCATATAATCCTCGCGGCCATCCACGATATTGTTGAAGGCGTCGATGGCCTGCTCAGGCGACGAAGTAATTTCGCGCTCGCCTGTTACCGGGTTTACGACCGAACCCCCGTGCTCGCGGGCGAGTTGCATGACGGCCTCGCAGAGCCACTGCGGTGCCTCAGCAATCTCCATGTCCCACGGCTCGTGGCCTTCCTTCCAACGGTAGGGCTGGCCGCTGATGTGGCTCGACGGGGGCATCATGGCGAAGCCGCCCTGACCGCGAATGTCGACGCCGATGCTGGTCTTGCAGGTCGGTGGCACCCACCCGGCGGGCGCGCGAAAGAAGAGCTGAATGCCACCCCCGCCCGTCACCTGCTCGATAGTCTCAAGCTGCCCGGCCTGCGTCGCGCGGTCCTGCTGCTCCAGCCACCACGCCTGCGCGCGTTCGTCCTTGTGAAGGTCAAGGTCGATGACAAACACGCCGCCTGAGCACGAGCCACAGATGAGGCCCATATTGTTGCGGCGAATGTGTTCCCCGTTCTCCCCGTACCAGCGTTCAAAGGTCAGGTCGGGGGCAAGCTCGTTCTCAAGTGCGCGCCACTTTGGCAGGGCCGGGCGCTTCCACTGCTGCTTATTCTCGCGGTGCGACATGGCGGGCACGACCTGAAGGCCATGCGCGCGGTACATATGCGCCCACTCTGAGGGGTCCGAAAACTCAGGGTCGAACGCAATTGTCATTTTCGCAATTCCATCATTGCCATCTGTCGTTGACATCTATCCGCCCCTATCACGCGCTCACGCGATATTCCCGCTGCTCGTCGATCCAGCCCTGATCTGCATTGATGAAGACGGGCTGAATAAAAATCTTTTTGATCTCAGAATTGCCCTTGCCGTAATGCTGGTGGCGAATGTGGCCGCGACGCAGGTGCGGGCGAACAGTTCCGCCAGACGAGCCACTTGAGCGCATCGTGTCAGTAATTTTGCCCAACTTGATTGTGGTCACGGAAGTGTAACGGGAAAGGATCTGCTCGCGGCGATTGCGGGAATTAGGTTTGTCGCACGTCTGAACATCTTTCTCGATGTTCTTGGTGGCAAGCAAAACGACCAATACTCGCGCAGCCGCATGAGCCATCCACCTGAACTGGTCATCAATCTTTTCTTGTGCGGGATGATTGCCGCTGAAGGGCACGAAGTTGCGACCATCGACCGACACATAGGGCGCAACATGCCCGCCTGCGTCGGTATATTGATACTCAAACAAAAACTCACTCTTCAGAAACCTGCTGTCCTTTTCACTCAAATAGCTTGGCAGTTTCTGATTGAATTTTCCTTCGGCCATCAACTCAATGAAGCGCACTTTGGCCTGAATATAAAAAGCTTCGAACGGCGGCTTGAGAATGCCAAGCTCATCCATATCGGCAGCCGTCCTGTCGATGTCTTCTATAGAAATTGCGTTCAGAACGTCAGACGCAATTTTGAACAAAGGCAAACGAGGCATATGCATATCTATCTCCATCAGGTTGGTTATTTGGTTGCTGCATACCAAGCCATGCAGGCAGCATCTGCACGCCCATCATCCTTCTTGCGGGCAAATAGGTTTGCGTAGGCCGGAAACAGCTCCGCAGCCCGCTGGCGGCTCGCCTCCTTACCACCGCGCACCCCTGCCGCCTTCTGCCAGACCTGCGGCGGAATGAGCGTCGTGGGAATGTTGAGGCCCGCAAGTACACCCTCGACCATGCCAAGGCTGCGGCCAAAGGAAAAGACAGACGACACGCCCTGACCCGGCATGGCCCCAACGCGCTCGCAGACGGCGGTGATGTCGCCCTCGGCGAGGCGGATCATGGCCGCCATCATCTGGGGCGAAAGCTCGCGCTTCTTCTTGCCGCCGCGCTCAACCTCGACAGTAGGCATGTCAATAATTGACAGGTGCCCCTTGCCGGGATCGAAGAATGCCAATGCGCCCGACAGTCCGGGGTCGATGCCAAGATAGATCACGCTGCTTTCCTCGCCGCTTTATCCAAAAGTTCAAAGTGTTTCCAAGAGACCATGCCGCCCGTCTTAATCACGAGGTGCGGACGCCACTTGTGCGGGATCGTCTGACGCTGCCGCCACTTATCCACAGCGAAACGCGTGACGCCCAACTGAAGTGCCGCCTGCTCAATCAAATCCCAGTCGATTGCCTTCTTAGTCATGCTTCTTCTGACCCTGCATGAGAGCTTTGAATAAGTCCCACGCCCACAGCCACAGAAACATTGTAAGCGTCACCAACACCGAGATGACGATGAGTGCCACTAATATTTCGATGACTGCGAGCATGAGACTTCCCCTCAGTGAAATCGCGAGGCTAGACATTTTGTCTCGAAAGTCAATTGGGCAAAACAGACATTTTGTCTCTTGACCGCATTTAGCAAATCAGCCTATCGTCCTCGACCAATCAGATCAGGTATCAAATGAGCAACCCGTTTAGCATTCATAAGATCGAGCACTTGTCTCCATCTACCTGCAACCTCTTCGCTGCCAGCCCGGCCATGTTCGTGCTGCAAAAGCTTATGAAAGTGCGTTCGCCTGTGGGCGCTGCGGCACACCGGGGGACAGCGGTGGAGAGCGGAGTTGTTGCGTTTCTTGAAGGCGCATCTGCAAAAGATGCTGTCGAAGTTGCGCAGCAGGAATTTGCTAAACTCACTGCGCTGTCAGGCGACCCGCGTCGCGAGAAGGAAGAGGCCGCGATTGGTGACATGGTGCTGACTGGTATCAAAGAGCTGCGCGACTATGGCAAGCCTTCATCAACGCAGGGCAAGATTGAATATAAGGTCGAGGGCCTCGAAGTGCCCATGATCGGTTTCTATGATTTGGAGTGGGACAATCATGGCGTTCTCACTGATCTCAAAACTACACATGCGCTTCCGTCCAAAATATCCACCAGCCACGCACGGCAAGTTGCGCTCTATCGCGCTGCGCGGGGCGACAATCTCGATGCGCGTATCACCTATGTCACGCCCAAGAAGTCAGCGACCTACGTTCTGGAGAACCCTCGCGAGCATCTGGCGGCACTGGAAAAAATAGCGTTGACCATCCAACGCTTTCTGTCTCTCAGCGACGACCCGAAAGTTCTCGCGTCGTATGTCGTTCCTGAAGTGGACAGTTTTTATTTTGCTGATCCTGTCGCTCGCAAGGCGGCCTACGAAGTATGGGGGTTGTAATGTCTACAGTTGAATATCTGCACGGTCATCTTTGGAATGAAGACCTCCAATGCGGTCTTGATGCAATCGTCTTTGACTATAATGACAGGCGCGTTTTGTTGCGCGTTCCTGAAATGCATCGCACTAGCATGGATGGCGCAATCACTCTGTGCCAGTCCTTCTTTCCCGAAGTGGCTTGGATTGAAGTGCAGTGCGGCGACAAAGAGTATTACCACTACATTCTGCGCAAGGGTGAGTGGAAGATAACGGAAATCAAAAAACTCTCGTCTTCTGCATAAGTAAAAAGTTCTGCCCATGTGGGCGAAGGCAAGTGATGAGCCAGATCATCACAACATGGAGAAGTAAAATGGCACTCGGTTTTGAATATGGTGGTTCGGGCGGCGGTAACTTCCTGCCCATCGTGAAGTACGACGCCCGTGCGGGTCGTTTCTTCCGTGTTGATCGCGAAGACGGCACGTCCATCCCCACCGACATCACGCGCAACTTCAAGGCTGTGTTTGATTTCGAGAATATGGAAATCGGCTGGATTTGCTTTAATGCTGGCGCTGCGCCTGACTTCCAAATGGTTCCCTTCGGCCAGCCGCGCCCGGCGAAGCCGTCCGAGAACCACAAGGGCGGCATCCGCATGGTCATCAAGTTGAGCGGCGAGTGTGGCGGCGACTGCCGTGAGCTTGCTGGCACTGCTGCCGCCATGATGCGCGGCATCGATGCCCTGCATGACGACTACCTTGCAGGCGTTAAGGCCAATCCCGGCAAGCTGCCTGTGGTCGTTCTTGAAGACACTGTCGCGCTTGAAAGCGGTAGCGGCGCAAAGAAGTCCACCAACTATCAGCCCGTGTTCAAGATTGCGTCTTGGGTCAAGCGCCCTGCGGATCTTGCTGACGCGCCGCCGCGTAGTGGTGAAGAAGCGCCCGCACCTGCGCCTCGTTCTGCTCCGCCTGCAACAGGCTCGACGCGCGCCGCAGCACCCGCTGCACGCGCTCCTGCGCCTGCTATGGCCGACGACGAGGACTTCGGCTAATCAAACCGGGGCGGCCTTTGGGCCGTCCCTCCCTTCACTTGGAGATCGACGTGAAATTTCTCATCACAATGAACATGCCTGCCCGCTCTGGTCCGCCTATTCATCAGATCATCTGCGAGCACCCCGCGTCGAGCTTGAAAGAATTTTGCCACGCCTTGGAGACAAATGACTTCTTGGTCGTTGACGAGTTCTACCGCGACACTGACGCGCCCCGTGGCGCTGATGCTTACTATCACGTTGGCCAGACGGCGATTAATCACCGCTATGTTGGCAAAGTGAAAATGATGGGCAATGTCACCCACCAATATAAAGGTGGCCGTGACAATGAATAATGGAGATAGATATGCACCCACATGGACGAACATTTATACGCACGGCGACGCGCGTAGGTAATAGGACGCAGTCGCTCTACAAGATCAGTTGCCGCAAGTGCGGAAACACCGACACGGTTCCGATTGGCACACATTCGGGCAACCTGCCGCCGGAAGTGATCTCGAAGAAGTTCATGCAACGCGGCTGGAATGTTGGTCACCGTATACGCGACGACATGTGCCCGACATGCATACAGGGACTGAAGATAAAGAAGAAAGAGCAGCAGAATGACAATGTAATCATGCTGCCGGAGTTACCAAAAGAGCTGCCCTCCGGCCCAATTAAGTTAGGTGATCTGAAGGAGATCGTGACAATGGCACCACCAAAGGCAGACCCGCCGCCAGTGATGACGAAGGAAGACCGACGCATCATCTTCGCGGGCATCGACGAGCACTATGTCGACGAGAGCACTGGCTACAAGCCGGGCTGGAGCGACCAGAAGATTGCGACCGACTTGAACGTGCCGCTCGCATGGGTGCGCACAATTCGTGAAGACAACTTCGGCCCGGAAATTGGCGACGCAATTAACCAAGAAGTCAAAAAACTTCAGGTGGCCGTAGAGAATGCTGTACACCTTGAAATCAAGGTGCTCGACCTTCTCGTGTCGGTCAGCGATAAACTCAAGGTCTTCTCAAAGACACGCGACGAACTTGAGGCTGAAGCAAAGGTGCTGCGCGATACAATTACCAAGGCGCAGGAACGTATCTCTCAATGGAAAAAGTAAGGAGTAATGACAATGAAGTATAACGATCTCATCATGAAGGCCGCGCACGAATACAATGATCGCGCGCCCATCTACGGAAGCTTTGAAGATCTGTTTGCTCGCGCATGTCAGATTTATGAGCTGACGACTGGCAATACGCTGACGCCGTGGCAGGCCGCGACATTCATGAACTGCCTGAAGATGGCGCGCGTGAAGCACTCGCCGACCAGAATGGACAACTATGTCGACGCCATGAACTACACGGCCTTTGCTGGTCAGTTTGCGAGCGACGCGCTCAACAACATCGACGACGTCGAGCAGCAGATGATCCGCGATATGGCGGTAAAGCTTGGCCCT